AGATAGTCAGCCAGATCAGGCAGAGAGCCAGGATAATTCTGAGCCTAAAAATTTTGAAGATGAGATTCCATTTTAATGGCTAGTTATGAAAACCCTGGTGAAAGTGATGAATGGTACACGCCTAAATATATTTTTGATGAATTAGGGGTTGAATTTGATTTAGACGTAGCAAGTCCCCCTGGGGGACCGAGGTATGTGCCGACTAAAGATTATTATTCGTGTCAATCACTTGAAAAACGTTGGCATGGTTTTGTTTGGATGAACCCACCGTTTGGACATCAATCGACAAAGCGAAAATGGCTTCAGAAGTTTTTTGCACATAAGAATGGTATAGCATTATTGCCCGATAGGACATCTGCTCCTTGGTGGCAAGAGTTTGCAATTCTGTCGGATGCTGTTTTATTTTTATCGCCAAAAGTAAAGTTTGAGCGCATAGATGGTAGTATAGGAGAGCATCCTGGTACTGGAACAAATTTTTTTGCTGCTGGTCAAAAGGGAAAAGAGGCGGTGTTAAGAGCTTCAAACCTTGGCTCTGTTTTTTTTGCAAGAAGTGATTGTAATGGCTAGAACCAGGCAAACTCCTATAGGTCGCTTTGGTGGTGTACGAGTTACACAGAAAAGAGTCAGGACGAGTGCCACGTTAGAAAGTAACAAAGAGGTTGTTGCCCAGGAACTGATTGCCTTGGGTACAACTTCGATTACTGAGATTATTAATCTTGATGGTACAATGAAAGATCCGAAGGATATTCCAGATTATGCGTTGAGAGCTATTAAAAAGATCACTCCTATGCCGGATGGTCGGGTTGCGATTGAGATGCACGACAAGGTTTCGGTGCTAAGAGTATTGGCAAAAGCAGCTGGTTGGCTCGATAGTCCGGATCAGGAAAGTGATAAGCCATCGATTGTTGGTATCAACATGAAGGGGCCAGCTATTGAAGATGCGGAGGTAATTGATGGACAAGACAGCAAGACTTGAAATAGCAATTCTTATACTTGAGCAAAGAATAGAGGCGCTCGAAGAGTCATTAATAAAGATAAGACAAATAAGCCAAGAAACATTACAAGACAAAAATTTAAGAACTGATACTGGTCCAGGTACAGAAGACCCTGATGAGCGGTTTGAAGTAATATTTAATCAAGAAATGTCAGAATTTGATAAAATGCTTAATCGGAAAAAAAATGAGCGCGATCCCCAGCCTTGATTTAAACTTTGAGAACAGTCCGACTGTTTGGAAGTTTATACACGATCAAAGTTTCGTTAGGGGCTTGATGGGTCCGGTTGGATCTGGTAAGTCCTATGGTTGCGCAGCCGAGATAATGTTAAGAGCGGTCAAGCAAAAGCCATCTCCTAGAGATGGGATCAAGTACTCACGCTTTGTCATCGTGAGGAACACATATCCCGAGCTGCGCACCACAACCATTAAAACATGGCAAGAGTTATTTCCCGAGGATGTGTGGGGTGGTATGCGCTGGCAACCACCGATTTCGCATCATATTAAGATCCCAACCAGGGGAGATATTCCTGGAATAGATTGCGAAGTTATATTTATGGCGCTTTCTTCTCCGCAAGATGTAAGAAAGTTATTATCCCTGGAGCTTACTGGTGCTTGGGTAAATGAAGCTAGAGAGCTGCCCAAAGCAGTAATCGATGGATTAACGCACAGAGTTGGTCGATATCCTACAAAATTAGATGGTGGTCCGACCTGGTATGGCATTTGGATGGATACAAACCCACCAGATAGCGATCATTGGTGGCATGAGGTAGCAGAAAAGCATCCGATCAAAGGAAAGTATCCTTGGACGTTTTTCAGACAACCAGGTGGCGTATTGCAAGCTTCACCCGATGAAGTGCCGGATGAAAACCCTGATGCCCAGGGCTTTGTGTTTTCTGGCGCAAAATGGTGGCGTATCAATGAAAATGCTGAAAATGCTAACAATCTGCCACCAGGTTACTATCAACAGTTGCTTGGTGGGAAGAATGTAGACTGGATAAGGTGTTATGCTCAGGGAATGTATACATTTGTCCAGGAAGGTAGACCAGTTTGGCCTGAGTATGATGATGAGTTGATGTCAGGTGATGTGGAGGTAGATCCATATTATCCAATACAAATCGGTGTGGACTTTGGACTTACGCCAGCTGCTATCTTTGGTCAGCGCACTCAGGGCGGTGCGTGGCGTGTTTGCGATGAGCTGGTCACGTTTGACATGGGGCTTGAACGATTTGGCCAGGAGCTCTTGGGAAGAATAGCAGAACGATATTCTAAGCATGATATACTGATATGGGGAGATCCGGCTGGTAATAAACGAGATGAGATCTACGAAGTAACAGCGTTTGATCATCTCAGATCTCTGGGATTTAAGGCACAACCAACAGATAGCAATGCTTTCCAGGTCAGGCGTGAGGCCGGAGCTTCTCCAATGTCCAGGCTTGTTAGCGGTAAACCTGGGCTGATTGTTGATAAAAAGTGTTTGAGGCTGCGAAAATCTCTAAGTGGTGGATATTTCTTCAAAAGGCAAAGCTTGGGCGCTGGTCAGGAAAGATTTAAAGATGCGCCAGTAAAGAACGAACATTCGCACTGTGGTGATGCTTTTGGCTATCTCATGCTAGGTGGCGGTGAGCAAAGACGATTACGGAGAGGCTCGTATGGTGCTACGTTTCAACAGGGATCATATACAGCGAATAGCGACTTTAGCGTGTTCTGATGGGCCTGATACAGCTTCCTACGTTTAAAATGAGGCCGGACGAACAGATCGTGCCGCTACAATACAATCATCTTCTAAGCATAGACCTGGGGCCACACGAAAAAGAGTATGCCGATAGTATTCCAGGATATTTAGATTACGTTTATGAAAATTCTGAGCATGGTTGGAGCTGGGCAGCTATTGGTCGAGGCAAAGTTATTTGCGTGTTTGGTGTAAGAGATGTTTGGCCTGGCGTGGTGGAGGCATGGTTTATTCCAGGCGAAGGATTAGAAAATCATACAAGGTCTACTTTGATAGGCGCAAGAGCGCTTCTAAGCGAGGTAATGGCTACATCTGGTATCAGAAGGATGCAAATTTTTGTAAAATCACAACATATGGTGGCATTAAGGTTTGCCAAAGC